GTTAATTTTCTCTCTGTTCATAGCGCACATACCGCCGATAAGCCAACCCGAGAGCTTGCCTTTTCTGTCCTCGTGCTCTGTCCGCTCGATAATGCGGTAAAACCAATGCACATAATCTCGGTCGGACTCAATTACTTTTACTTTGTAACCCCAGGACTCAAAGAGCGGTATTGCGTGGTTAAATATCCACTCTATTACCTCGGGATATTCGGCATATATGCGACGCTTTTTATCAAACCACAAAAGAGAAATAACAATAAGGTCTATAGGTATTCCGAGCTCGTGAGCTAATACTATAGTTGCCGTAGAGTCTTTCCCTCCGCTCCAACATATAATATTTAGCTTTCTATCGGTGCTCATAACGCCTTTAGCACATCATTTGTAATAGCCCGCTCGCTGTCGGCTGTAATACAAACTTTGCGCTTGTGCTTGTTTTTGTAACTGATAATGCAATACTCCTCGGCGGTACCGTCGTCATATTCATAGGTTAGGGACTCTACGCTATCGTCGAGCCGCTGTATAAACGGCTGCAAGCTAAACTCGATAAAGTCGCTTTTTTCAACAAAGGGAATAGAAACACATTGCTCTCTCATTCTTGCGCCTCCTCTATGTAGTCGAGTGCCTCCTCGAGAGAGGAAACGGCAGAGTCGAGAGCGTCTACTGCTGCCTCGGCTCTTTCGTAGCGTTCCGAGCTTTGGAGGTTTTCGGGTATATTGTCCTTGTATTCCTCCTCCTCGTCGTGCAACATTTCGAGGCGGTCTTTAGCCTCGGAGATAATGTCGTAAAGTTCTTGTAATTCTTTTCTGCGTACTTTGTTCATAATAAAATCACTCCGTTTTATTTTTATTTTGTTTTACTGCGCCGTGGCGGGCTTTCGGTGCCCTCGGCGTTTGATACTGTCTTGTACGGTCTTTTGTGCAAGCTCGGCACTATAGCCGCTACGCCCGTTACCGTCGAGCTCACCCGTTCCGCCTCGCGTCATTTCTCTATAAATAGTGGCGAGGTGTACTCCAAGCTCGGAGGCAATGTCGGCGAGGCTTACGCCTGCTGCATAAAGAGCCTCAATGCTCTTTCTGTCCTCGTAGGTGAGGTATCGGCAAGTCATACGCGCTATACTCCTTTCTTTTCTCTGTAGGTGAGAGCAAGAAAGCGGAGGGCGCGCCCTCCGCTTTCTTATTCCCTTATGCTAAAATCTCATAACGCGCTCGAGTCGCACCTCTGCGTTGCTCTATCCTCGTTATAAGCAAAAGCCATAAAAAAATAAGTGCGTTAGGTCTTAAAAAACCTTTCGCACTTATTCTAAAACTTTTTATGTGAAAAGTCAAGAGGTAAATGCGAAAAAGTGCAAAAAATTTTTAATTTAGCAAAAATTACGCCGAAATAAGGCTATTTATACACGCCTCGTATAGGTCGGCGGAAGTATAATAGTCAAATATCCCTCTCGGATAATTGTTAATCCATTTTTCAAGTTTACGCATATCGGCAGAGGTTACGCCCTCAAAGCTAACGCCTTTCGGGTAGTGGCGGCGTATCATTTTATTTTGATTTTCATTTGAGCCGCGCTCGTAGGAGCTGTACGGGTGGCAGTAATAAACCTTTGTACGGGTACCGCTGCGGCGGCAGCTCTTTTCGAGTCCCTCGTAGTCGGTAAACTCGGAGCCGTTGTCTATTGTGATTGTTTGAAATACTTTTGAGAAATTCGCACCGTATGCCCGCTCAATTCCGTTAAGGGCTTTTACAACGCTTGCGGCGGTGTGGTCTTTCATAATACGGATAATCTCATAGCGGGTATAACGCTCGGTCAATACGAGCATAGTTTTTTTCGTACCTTTCTTGCCCTCTACGCAATCCATTTCCCAATGTCCGAAAGTGGTACGCTCCGCAATCTCTGCGGGGCGTTTCTCTATGCTGTCGCCTTTGGAGGCGCGAGCCGCTCTCACTTTTTTATATTTCCGCTCGGTCTTGTTTCTCTTTACGGGTAAATTATCGTTTGTAATGGTAAGGAAAACGCCCTGCTCGATATAGCGGTACAGAGTCGGAGCCGATATAGTTACGCTAAACTCTACGCCCTGGCGTTTAATTTCGCCCAGGACGGCGCGAGGCGAGTATTTCTCTACTCTTATTTTGTACTCGATATAATTTGCGTAGGCGTGGTCGGAGCCGATTTTAAGCGGCGCACCTTTAGCACGGAGGTTAGCCTGGTTTTTCTCCTCGGCAATATCGGGGCTGTATCTCTGCTCGGTGGTATAGTCCGAGTTGAGGTGCTCGTACTGTCCGCGCTTGAGCTCTCTATAAATTGTGCTGATATGTACGCCGAGCTTTTCTGCCATAAGCGCAGGCTTAACGCCTACCTTTTGCCAAGCCTCAATTTTTAATCTGTCGTTAAAGGTTAAATGTTTGTATGCCATAATAAAATCACTCCGTTTTATCATATAAAAAGAAATAGAGGGAGCCGTTATAGCTCCCTCTCGGTTACTGCTGCAAAAATGCCTCGATAGCCTGCTTTATAATTTGGGCTTGCGGTACTCCCTCGGCGGCACATTTCGCCTTGAAAGCCTCTGCTGTTTCTTTCGGGACTCTAACCGCTATCACATCATAAGTTTTTTGATTGTATCTTGTTTTAACCTCGGTAGAGGTTTTCGTTTTGCGCTTGTCCGCCATAGGTCAGCCCTCCTCAAAATAAATTATTGTTTTTTACATACTCGCGCAGCTCGGCGGCTGTGGAGCATAGCTCTTTTGAAACATCATAGGCAACCGAGAGCTTGCCGTTTTCCGCTGATACTTTCCATTTGTCGGCGTACTCGGTTACGGAGTAGGTTTTGCCGTTCTTTTCTATAATCATAACAACCTCGTTTCTGCCCGTATAGCCGATAGCGCAGCTTTTATTATTATCTCGCTTTCGTCCAATAGTTACCTATGCAACCGTCCGTACTGTCCCAAATGTCGTAAACCTTGTGTAAACCGTATGCGTCGCCGTCGTAATGCTCCTTGATGCATACAATATGGTGTCCGCCAATGTTTGCTATAACCGTAACGCCAACCGCTGCTATATTGCAATTTAATTCTTTGCAAAACTCTTTACCCGTAAACTTTGTGTTGTCCCGTTTTTTGGGCTGATTGTGTTTTACCCAACCTTTGCTCTGTAGGTACTTGTCGTACAATTTCTTGTCGCCGTCGTCAAAGCCCGTTTTGCATTGCATTTCGGCTAATTCCATTACCGTAGTATTGTAATCTTGCTCCAAAGCTGTACAAATAGCTCGTACTACGCAATCAGTAGTCCGCCTGCCTTTCGGGTTGGCATTGTAAAAGTGGTATGTTGTTGTTTCTTTAGGGATTTTCTTAATCATAACTTAAAGTCCTTTCTGCTTACTTGATTTTTTATAAACCTTGTGCTATAATAGGACTTACGGGAGGGGCTTACGCCCCGTCCCTGCCTTTGAAAGCTACTTGCTTTCGGGTTTTGCCTTGCTCGGCTTTGGCTTTACGAGCGTTATTGTAACCTTGACTCGTTCCACCGTGTCGTTACTTTTTAACGCCTCTGCCAAGTCCCGCAAGGCTTTTTCTATGTTATCCATAGTAGCCGCTCCTTTCTGTTGACTCACAAGGTTTTATCTCCCTTGCTGTGATTATATTATATCATACTGCTTGCAGTATGTCAATACTTTTTTAGAAAAAATTTGCACTTTTTCGCAGAAAATATTTATTTTTTATCGCCAATATGTTATAATGCAAGTACCACACTAATTTAATAATTGTTTTATGCTATAAGTGCGCGTTTTTATTTCGGTAAAAATGCGGGCTCGTTTTTGCGTCTTATAGCGTAAAACATTGAATTAGTGTGGTAGCAATTCGGAGCTTGCGTTTTTCGTGCGTGCAGCGTCGAGTTGCACGCACTTTTTATTTTTAGGAGGGTTGTTTATGGGCTTGTTTTCTAAAAAGGTTATAGCAGAGAAAACCTACAGCGTATGGGGTACGGCGTACACAAACGAAAACGGTACGAGCCGCCAAACCTACATAGCAAAATTAAAGGTAGGCGACGACTTATTGTTTAAGCCTGCTCCTACGAAAGAGTACCCCGACACAATCGGCGTATTTACGAAAAAGGGAGAGCAAATAGGTTTTATCGGTTATAAGGACTTAAACGAGCTGCGCGGTATGTTCACAAAGAATAAAGCGAGCGTTACGGTTGCGTCTATCGACGGCGGCGGGCGCGGGCTCGGCGTTACAATGCTTATAAAAGTATATCAATAAACAGAAAAAAGGCAGAGGCTACTTAAAGCCCCTGCCTTTTGTTTTAGTCGTCCTCGTCGGTGTCCTCTCCCGTGTATACTTTGGCTCCCGCCTCCTCGAGAGTCTTTGAAAGCTCCGCGAGGTATTGCTCTTGTGCCGCTCGTATCTCTGCAATATTGTTTTGCACCGTGTCGCGTAATACATTCGTTGCCCTTGTGCCTGGGTGCTGTACGCTCTGTCCGTACATAATGTCGTTATAAGCGAGCACCTTTGCGTTACGGGGTTGTATTTGGTGAGATTTTACGCCAAACTCCACCCAATGCGGCGAGGCGTGCGAGGGCTGCTTGCCCTTTTTTCGTACTTTCTGCCAGGAGTAGAAGCCTATTTGTAGTTGAGGCTGTCCCGTCGAGTAGTCTATCATAGCCCACGAGCCTATATGATTTTTGAAACGCTTTGAGCGCACGGGTACCGCCGAGCGTAGATATTTACGCACGACTTTTCCCGAGGCTCGGAGGGCTGTTTTTGATAAACCTACCATTGTTTTTTTAACCTCTTTCGAGGTGTTTACGAAAGTTACTGTACTTTTATTTGCCATAATAAACTCCTCTCAAAATGCGAAAAGACGGCGGGCGCAGTTTCCCGCTAACCCGCCGCCCTTTCTGTATATGAATTTAAGGAGGACTATTTAAGCAGCTCGTTTACTCGCTTTTGTACGGCGGAGTAATCATAGCCCGCCGCTGTGAGCTTTTGTTTACGAGTTGCGCCGTTACCCCACTTGCCCGCGATAACCTCACGGGCGAGCTCGTCAACGGTCTTTCTTGCGGGAGCTGCGGGCTCCGCTGCTACGGCGGTACCGCCGCTCGTAGTAATATAGGTGTCGTAGCCTGCTGCCTTGAGCTTTGCCGCCATATTGTCGGCGTTAGCCTTTTTGCTGTAGGCTCCTACTTGCACCTTGTAACATTTACCGCTCTGCACGATATAGGTATCAAAGCCCGCCGCCTTGAGCTTTGCTGCAAGGTTGGTAGCGTTGGCTTTCTTTGTAAAAGCTCCCGTCTGCACTCTGTAAAGAGTCTTTGCGGGTGCGGGCTCTGCGGGCTTTTCCTCGGTTGCGTTCATAGCTGCCGCAACAGCCTTTCTAAAGCCGTCCATAGTGTAGCCCATTTTTAAGCCGTTCCACAAGTGCTCGGGGTCGCCGTGGTTGGAGGCGATACCGCGAGCGTGTCCCTCTCGGTGGCTGATAATTACACCGTCTGCAAGCGGGTTTAGCTTGTACTCCTTGCAGAGGAAAGCGAAAAGCTCTACCGCTGCGTCGTATGTACGCTTAACTACCGCCTTTGCGGTGGCGGTATCGGAGCAAGTGAAATTTGAGCCGCTCGTATACTTGATACACGCAGGCTCGCACATCTCAACGCCGATATGCGTATTATTAGAGGCTCCGCCACCGTGCCACCCTCTATGGCTCCACGGTAAGCATTGATAAATAACGCCCGTATTTCCGTCGATAAAGGCGTGTACGCACGCTCTGTCGTATGTACTCTTATTCCAATTATTGACGAAAACGAGCGCGGACGGCTGCGGACAGCCTACGCTATGGAGCATAAGTCCCTTTACGGCGATAGTTTTACCCGCTTTGTAGCAAGGGTTATTTGTTAAAATGGTTTCTTTAATCTGCATACTTATTCCTCCGTATACTCAATGTCGTTTGCTTTCAGCTCCGCTAAATACTTGTCCGCCTGGATAGCCTCGGGAGTAAAGCTGTTGTTTTTCCACCAAGCCCACAAAGTAGCCGCTACGGTAGCAGCAGCAGAGAGCCAGGCGTAGAGCTCCTCCTCCGCAAACGGGAGAGGGTTTTTGCCGCTCATTGTCAAAATGGTATTTACCAAAGTAACAAAAAGCACAATAGCTCTAATAATGGTTTCTGTAGGTACCTTTCTCATAGGTGCGCCTCCTTTCTTTAATTGTGTTTCGGCGGGTGTTCGGGGAGCTCCATTGTTTCCTCGTATAAGCCCGTCGCAACATCATTTCCGCCTAAAGTATGGTAACTGTGATATGCGCGTCGTAACGCCTCTTTTGCGTATATAGGGCAGTAGCCGCGCTCGTACCATTTCTCGTATTGGCTTATAATCTCTGCACGGAGCAGGCATTGCAAGCCCTCTCCGAGTGCGTCTTGTTTCTTTTTACCGAGCTTAATACGCCCGATAACTACGCCCAGGGCTGAAACAACCCCGCCACATAGAAACGGTATAAGCCATTTAATAAAAATGTCCCACATTGTTTAATATCCCTCCTTGCTAATGAGGTTTAGCTCTGCTGCCGCCGTATCACGCATAGCCGCTAACTCCTCGGCTACGGAGTCGGCTATATTAGCCTGCTCGATAACCTCGGCTTGCTTGCGGATAATATCGGCTTGCAAGTGCGTAACCTCACTCAACCGCTCCACGAGCTCAAATAGTGTCATTTTCGGAGCCCTCCTCTTTGTCGGGAGGTGTCGGAAATTCGATATTAAACGGAAAACCCGCTTGCTCGGGTAAATCTCTTAAAGCCTGGCGGTATTCCGCCCAAGCTCCCTTAAAGATTTTGCCGAGAGAGGTAATAAACTTTGTAGCAGAGGAGAAGTCGAGTCCGAGGCGGTCAAGCGTCATTTGCGCGTCGCTGTCGTCGAGCAGCTTATTTCGTATCTTGCGAGCGAGTGCTGCTGCCTCCTCCTCGTTTTGCTCCTCACAAGCGGCAGCGTATGCCGCCTTTAAGGTTTCCTCGAGTTCTGCTTTTGTGGCTGCTGCCATTGCCTCAACCTGGGCGAGGCGTTTGTAAAAATTCTTGTTCACGGTAAGAGCCCTCCAATTCTTTATAAAACTTTATCATTTTGCGCCGCTCGTGGTAGGTATCTCCTCGGGCGGCGTTTGCAAGCCAAGAAACGAGGGACTCGTGCGCCGTCCCTGGTGCATAGTCGCCGCTCTGCTCTTTAGCAAATAGCTTTTTGAGCTTGCGGCGTTGCTTGCTTTGTTTCTTTTTACCCATTTTGCGTATAATCGCTCCCGAGTCGGTAACGATAAAACGCCATTGCAACATCTTTACGCCCTGGCGCAGAGGATAGAGAGTAGTTTTGCCGTTGAGCTGTAGCCCGATAGCCGCTACTTGCTTTTCAATCTCTGCTCGGCAATGCTGCAAAAATTCCTTGTCCTGGTGGATTAGTATAAAATCGTCCATATAGCGTATATAATGCTTAACGCGGAGCCGCTCTTTTATAAAGTGGTCGAGGTCGTCCAGGACAGCGAGAGCGACAAGCTGCGATACTTGCGAGCCGAGCCCGATACCCACATCACCGCCGAAAGAGTCTACAATCGCGCAGGCGTGAGCCGCTATTTGCTCGTCTTTAACCCTCTTGCATATTGCCGCTTTTGCTATATCGTGGCGTATGCTCGGGAAATAATGGTGTATATCGCATTTGAGCACCCAACCGTCGCAGCCGTTGGCGGCATAGTAGCGGCGTAAGTGCGCCGTTATACGGTTTAGGGTGTAATCGACTCCGCGCCCGCGTAGGCAGGCGCAATTATCTTTTATAAACGATTTTGTTATCTGCTCGTAAAGTCCGTTATCACATAGCGAGCGTTGAAATTGTCGGTCTTTTAACCTGGTCGCCACAATGTCGCGGCGTTTCGGCTCGTATATGGTAAAGTGTTGGTACCTATCTATTTTGTATTTGCCGCTCAAGAGGCTTTCTCGTAAGCGGTAAGTATTCTTTAGGGCGTTGCCCTCATAGCCTACGGTACTATCTTTCCAACGGATATTACGGCAGCTTTGTTTTAACCCCTTGTAGAGGTTGTCAAAAGATATTACTTGTTCGTATGACATAATAAAGTAGGCGGACGCATATAAAAGGACTACCCCGTAAGGTACCTTTGTCGCCCGCAATATTCCCTC